GTCTCGTCGTATTATCTCAGGCAAAATCGTGCCATTTGAAAACGAAATTGGCAATACTTCAGTTGGCAAAGTTATATTTGAAAAAGGTTCAATCCAAATAGATGACCCTTCAAAAGTTAAGTTATTACTTGAGCATGACCCTAAATCTCCAATAGGTCGCATGAAGAAGGTTGATGAGGATGACTCAGGTATTTATGCAGAGTTTAAAGTTTCTAATACAACTAGAGGAACTGACAGCCTTATTGAGGCAAGCGAAAGTTTAAGATCAGGATTAAGCGTTGGTGTTGAAGTACTTAAAGGAAAAAACACTAATGGCATATACAGAGTTAGTGCGGCAAAACTTATGGAAGTCAGCCTAGTACAGGCTGCCGCTTTCGAGAGTGCTGCCGTCACTTCAGTCGCTGCGTCAAGCGCAGAGGCAGAACCAACCGAAACCAAAACAGAAAATGAGGAAATTGTGGAAAACACAACACCTGATACACCTGTTGCAAGTGAGGTAGTAGAGACCCCTGCGGTTGAAGCCTCTCGCCCAACAGTAACAGCAGCAATTTACACAAAGCCACGCCTTGAGTTCACAAAGGAAAAATTCCTAGAGAACACACTTCGTGCACAATATCTAAATGATGATTCAGCCCGTCAATACATTGCAGCAGCAGCAGATACAACTGACAACGCAGGTTTAATTCCTACTCGTCAATTAACTGAGGTAATTAACCCTCTATCAAATGCTGACCGTCCTTTCATTGACAGCATTTCTTCAGCAGCACTTCCAGATGCAGGCATGACTTTTGAAATTCCTAAACTGACTCAAGTACCAACAGTTGCAGAGACAGCCCAAGGCGCAGCCCCATCTGATACTGACCAAAATGTTTCCTTCTTAACAGTAAATGTTAAGAAGTACGCTGGACAACAGACTTTCTCAGTAGAATTGTTAGATCGTTCTTCACCTGCGTTTTTCTCTGAATTAGTTCGTCAAATGGAGTTTGCTTACGCATCTGCAACAGACGCAGCAGTTGGCGCAACATTGTCAGCAGTTGCAACAGATGGCGGAAACCGCACAATGTCAGCAGCCAACATCCAAGACTTTATTGCTGATGCTGCAGTTTCTGTTTACTCAGGAACACTCGGCTTCGCTGAAAACATTGTTGTATCTCCAGAGCAATGGGGTGCATTGATGGGTCTAGTAGATGGCTCAAACAGAGCAGTATTCACTCAGACAATTAATCCTCAGAACGCTTCAGGAAATCTGACACCTACAAATATCCGTGGCAACATTGGCGGATTAAATCTTCGCGTTTCACGCTACCTTGGTGGAACTGGAGACGGTTCAATGATTATCGTGAACCCTCAATCATTTACATGGTATGAGTCAACTAAGTATCGCCTAGAGACCAACTTAATCTCAACAGGTCAAATTCAGGTTGCATACTACGGCTACGGCGCAATTGCCAATAAGGTAAACGCTGGTGCTTACAAGTGGATGGTTGCATAAACTTTCCTAAATAGGAACACCTGTAAAGGGGCGTTGGAAGCCTTTGCCCCTTTACTTTAAGAAAGGACATAATTTTGCCGGCTACCTATGTTACAAAAGCAGAACTTCGCACACTACTTGGAATTGGAAGTTTATACTCTGACTCAGTAGTTGAAGAAGTCTGTCAGGCTGCCGAAAACATTGTCAAAGGCTATTTATGGTTTAACGACTACAATGTAATTGCAAAAGAGTGCACAACTACTTTAGCAACTTTATATACAGATACTGTTCATGCCATGAAAGTTGGCGACATAGTAACGGTTGAAAATGTCGCTGCACACTATAACGGTGGAAACAAAACAATTACCAAAGTAACGGATTATTCTATTTCTTATGTTATTAGTCATGTATCAACAGAATTAAAACATTTAGTTAGACCTTACGGCACAATATCTGCATCAACTAATGTTGACTATGCAACAATAGCCGAAGTTCGTCAAGCGAGCGCAATGATCGCGGTTGATATTTGGCAAGCAAGACAAGCAAGCAACGCCGGTGGCATTTCACCTGATTTCCAGCCTTCACCTTATCGCATGGGCAATACTTTAATTGCTAGAGTTCGTGGGTTAATTGCAAACCATTTAGCCCCTAATGGCTTGGTTGGCTAATGACGGTTGCCGTTACAACTCTCAGGTCAACCCTTGCGACAGCGTTAGAGAACGCTGGGGTGTGGCAGGTCTTTGCCTTTCCACCTGCTACACCCATTGCAAATTCAGTAATTGTTCAGCCGGATGACCCATATCTTGAACCGTCTAACAATATCTACTCAAGTGTTGCACCTAAGGCTAATTTTAAAATTGTAATGATCGTGCCAATGTTAGATAACCAAGGCAATCTAATAGGCATTGAAGATATGTTGGTTGGCGTGTTTAATAAACTAGCAGCATCAACCACATTAAAAATAAGTGTTGGCAATGTATCCGCACCAACTGTTTTATCAGGTGTTGCCGGTGAGATGCTTACAGCAGAACTGTCCGTATCAATCATGACAAGTTGGAGTTAACAATGAGTGAAATTATAGATGTTCCTTCAGAGGACAAGGCTTGGCTTGAAAAAGTCGGGCAAGTAGCAAAAACAGATAAGCCAAAACCAGTCTCAAAGAAAGATGAGGAATAACCAATGGCTGTATTTCTAAATAACAAGGTCGGCGTAAAGGTTAATTCCGTTGACCTTTCTGACCATGTGACCGCCGTCACACTAAACCGTTCATTTGATGAACTTGAGGTCACCGCAATGGGTGACACAGGTCACAAATTTGTAAAAGGCTTGGAAGCGTCTTCAGTGACAATTTCTTTCCTAAATGACACCGCGACAAGCGAAGTTTTACAGACCTTGCAGAGCGCATGGGGTACTTCAGTTACCTGCGTTCTATTGCAAGAGGCTGCAACTGCTGTTAGCGCAACAAACCCTCTTTACACATTTACTGCATTAGTAAATAACACAACCGACATTAACGGTGCAGTAGGCGATTTGGGTACTCAGGATGTAACATGGACTATCAACGGTGCAGTTGCCGTTGCTACAACAGGTACTTTCTAAGGAGTAATAAATGATTAAACTCAGAGTGTCCAAGGCTTCAGGGGAAGTGGCAGATTATGACATCACCCCTGCACTTGAGTATGCGTTTGAACAAAATTTTAAAACTGGATTTCATAAAAGATTCAGAGACGAAGAACGGCAATCGGATGTTTATTGGCTTTCATGGGAAGCCGAGCGCCGTGCCGGTGTAACAGTTGCACCATTTGGGGAAAAGTACCTAGAGACACTTGCAAAAGTAGAACTTATGGACGCTGATTCCCCAAATGGGTAACGCGGTATGATCTTACTTATTTAATTGCATCTTTAGCAGTTGAGACAGGCATACCGCATAGCGAATTTATTAACATGGATAGATCAATGTTTTTAGCAACATTGGCTTATCTAAAAGATAGATCAAAGAAGGTGGAAAATGCCAGTAGAGGTAAAAGGTATCGTTGAGGTTCAAAAAGCCTTAAAGAAGTTTGCGCCTGACCTCTATAAAGAAATGAACAAAGAAATACGATCTGCAATGCGTGAAGTTGTAAATGAAGCCAGAACTAATGTACCAAATCAAATACAGGGTTTGAGTGGCTGGCAAGATCAAGGCAAGGAAGTAGTTTCTAGAACTGCTGGCAAAGCAAGAGGATTTCCAAAGTACAACCCAGATGTTATCCGTAAAGGTTTAACTTATTCTTTAGGGCGTTCACGCCGCAATAATTCTGGATTTGTTAATGTTTATAGATTATTAAACAGGTCTGCTGCTGGCGCTATTTATGAAACAGCAGGAAGAAAGAACCCTGATGGGCGAGCGCCTGTTCAAAGTACCTATTACCAAAATCAAATTACTCAGGGTACTGAAGGTTATTATTTTTACAAAGGCAAAAAGATTGCAAGGGCAACAAGAAACTACAACAGCAATAACCCTTTTGCAGGTTATCATTTTGTAAACTCTATTGATGATGAGGCTAGGTTAGAAAGCATTGGTAGAGGACGCAAGAACAAGGGTAGATTACTTTATGCCGCTTTTGCTAAAGATCAAGGCAAAGTAACTAAGGCAACTTTTAAGGCTATTGATACAGCCATTTTAAAATTTAATTCAAGTACAAAGCGTAGATTAGGACTTGCAGCATGAGTGCATCAGGCATTGAAATTCCAATTGTTAGCACCTACAAAGACAAAGGCGTAAAGGCAGCAAACAAGTCACTTAACATATTAACCAAATCAGCCAAGACCTTAGGTATTGCTTTAGGTGCTTATCAAACTTTAAAATTTGGTAAAAGTTCTATTAAGGCTTTTGCAGATGATACAAAGGCAGCCAACCAACTATCTAAAACATTACAAAACTTAGGTCAGAATTATGCAGTATTAAGTACTGCTGGATTTATTCAGAACTTACAAAACACAACCGGAGTTCTTGATGACCAACTTCGTCCGGCATTTACTACTTTAGTTAACGCCACATTAGATGCTAAAAAGGCTCAAGACTTACTTTCAATAGCCTTAGATACTTCGGCTGGAACTGGCGCAAATTTACAATCGGTAACAGATGCGTTATCAAAAGCCGTACTTGGAGAAAATACCGCACTCGGTAAACTCGGAATTGGTTTGACCAAAGCCGAAATAAAGACAATGGATTTAGACAAGATTACCAAGTATCTGAGTAATAGGTTTCAAGGTCAAGCAAAAATAGCGGCTGAGTCTTTTGCTGGCAAAATGGACATTTTAAGAGCAAAAACTGAAGATGCTAAAGAAATGATTGGCAAGGAATTAGTTGGTGCTTTAGATGCTGCTTTTGGCGACCCTGAGAAATATGGCAGCAGCATTGACACTCTTGCCTCAAAAATATCTGGTTTAATTAAAGGTTTTAGCAAGTTTATTTTAATTACTAAAACAGGTTTACAAAATCCAACTTTATCTCCAGATGACCCTCGGTTTGAGTCTAAGTTAAACTTAGCCGTACCTTTTAACCCTGTTTCAAGAACCATGGATGTAAAGGCTTACAAAGAGCAATTAAAGTTACAGGCAGAAGCAAAGAAGTTGGCGGCATCAAGATTAGCCGCAATTGCCAAGGAAAAGGCTTTAGTTGCCCAACAAAGAAAACTTGAAGAAGATCGAAAGAAATTAGAAAAGATTTCAAGCCTATTTGACATTGAACAAATACAGATTTATGCAGCCCTTCAAGGTAAAGTTACAGAGCAAGAAAAACTAAGATTATCTTTACAGTTGGCTTTAATTCAGCAAAATGCAAACGAAGCCGCTAAACTGGCAACCGAGTTAGTCAAGTCTCAATTACAAACTACTAACCTTGCTGAGGCTATTGCCAAACTGCCTAAAGCGCTTTATCCGTTTGAAGGCTGGTCTAAAGATATTGACATTTTGTTGCAACAGATTATGTTGATGATGAAATTGTTAAGTCAAATGCAAAACCCTCTAGCAGGAAAGCCAGTTGTAGGAACACCTAGTTATTACACTGATTTAGCACAAACCTTAGTTGGTCGAGATGCTTATGCCGGTATGAGTGTTGCTGAGATTGCTAGAGAAAGATACAGGGAAAGCGGCGGTCTGTATGGCGGTATGGAAACAAGAGCAACTACTGTAATCAATGTAAACGGTGCTACTGAAGGATTGTTAAGTGAATTGCGCAATGGTTTGATTAACTCATCCGCCTCAGGTTCTTTCTCATCCATTAACCCTTTTAGATAACATGTCATTACCAGTACTTAACATAAGCCTTAACTTTAGTTCAGGGGCTACTTTTGGTAACCCTTTTACTATTGGTGACCCTGTTAACGGTGTTTTAGGTGTTGGTATTTTGTCAGATCAAACTGCGCCTTCTTTAGTTATAGATTTAACAGATGTAACTAGATCAATTAAAATCAATCGTGGTCGTAACATACCTAGAGACACTTATGAGGCAGGTACTTGCACCATTCGTATCTATGA